TTTTTTGTCTTGCGGGTATGTTTTTCTTTATAGACATTCCTCTAGCACCAAAAGTAACTTTTTTTATATTACCTGTTGATTTGTTTTTGACATAAACACCAAACTTTTTTCTTTTAGATTCTGCTGTGGATAATCTAAATGGTTTATTTAACTTTACGTCTTTACCTCTATAAGTAGCCATCATAAGTCCTTGATTTTACTAGCTTTTTTCCCAGGGTTGCCTATCATCTAATCTTTCGTTAACTATTGCTTTACATACTGGGCAAACATAAACATCTTTAATTTTCTCTATGAGATACACCTTACAAACGACACATATTTTTTTAGGCTTTTCCATAACATAATCATTATTTTCTTTTTCTTTTTTGTGCAGTTCTAATTATTTCTTTGTCAAATGTTGCCCTTGAGCCTAATTTTATCAATTTGTTTACTCTAGCCATAGCCCAAGCTGACATTGGTATTCTAGGTCTTGAACCCGCAGAGAGAAACGCACCTTGCCCTTTTCTAAAAGATCGCTTTAAATCCGTAATATTAAATAATTTAGATTTTTTAGCTTTTGCTTTTAATGTTGCAACTGTTCTAGCTGATAATGGTTTTCTTCTAACTGCCATTATGTCCTATTCCTTCTTTTCAATAATGATAAAGGTATTCTAGCACCCGCCTTATATAACTTGCTTATTTGTTTTAATAAGTTTGCCCTAGAACTTCTTTCAGAACCTTTTAAACCAGATAAATATTTTTTAGGTATTTTGGTTTTTTTATCTTTTGGAACTTTACGTTTCTTCGCCAACTGTTTGACCTTCTATTTCTGTTGTTTGAAATTGTCCTCTAACTGTTCTAACAGCATCTATTTCATCATTAATAGTTTTCATTGTTTCATTATCGTCTATTACTGCTTCTGCTATTTGTTTATCTATTTCCTTGTTAAATGTTTCAGATTTTATGCCACTAGCTTTAGCCATTTGTAAATATTGTAGATCGTTTGCCCAATCTCTTATATCGAATGTATCTGGGTAGTTTATAGAACCATCAAACTGTTTATCTTGCCACATAGCAAACAAACCCCATATTTGTTCTTCGGCATTTTCTAAATAATCTGCTTTTTCTGATAATCTGGCATTTAATAATTGAAATTCAGTTTGTAATGCAATTCCACTAGCTATCTGTGTACCTGTTGCCCTTACACTCCCCATGTGGGTTATTCTATCAATAGCATCAACTTTGTTTTGTATGCACTTCATTATTCCATCTAGGTTTTGACCGCTAGGTTGGATTATATAAGGCTTTAATGCACTATCTAAATCTTCTGGTATTTCTATTATTGCACCCGCACCCGCACTAGCTTCAACATTAGGGGTTTTAACTAAACTTGGGTGGTTTGCTAATCTGATTAACTGCTCTTTTTCAGAATAATCATTATATATAGATTGTTGTAAATATGCTACGTCTGCTAAATCAGATATTCCTATTGGTCGCTTTGCACCCCTAAGATTATAAACATTTACTGCGGGTATCTTACCTATTGGGTTAGGTATTTCTTCAACTAGTCTTGCATCACCTTCTTTGTATTCTTCTTGATAATCTTCGACTTCATATGTGCTTATCGTTTCTTCTGTGAATACTTTTATTATTGCTCTTTCGGTGTTTATATCTTCTACAACCATTAACATATTTAAATAGAACCTACCACTTGCAGACCTTGCATAATTCCAGTTTACAACATTTTCTGGGGTATATATTGAAATATAAGGTCTTATGTCTTGTGCAAGTTCTTCTGCTCTTGTGTTTGCGTTTGATTGTGGCTTATCAACTATAACCCAACAATTACCATAAATACTTGCGTTCATTTGAACTTCACGCATAACTGTATTAAATGACCTACCATCTAAATCTGCGTCTGCTAAGAATGAAGTAAGCTGTTGATCTCCATCTAAAGAACCATAATCTCTAGTTGGTGGTACTCGCCATAGAAAACTTGTGTATATTTGAACAACATTTTTGCAATGATTATCAACTGGGGTATGTCTAATTCTAGCATCATAATCTTCTGGTGATTCTAAAACATATCTATGAAGATAATAACCATTTTTGTAATCATTACCCCCTAAATAACTACGAATATAAAACTCCCAGTTAGATATATTTTTATCCCACAATTCATGTTTGCTTGTTAGTGTTTCCCTGTTCATCAACTCCACCTTTTAGGTTGGCTTGGTGCAAAATTCCTTTTTAGCGGGTAAAGATATTCTATTAAATAACCTAGAGCATCATTCATGTGATCGTAACCGCTGTCCTTTTCGGGAATATGTGTACCTTCCTTATAAATCTGTCTTTCTATGCTTTTGATCGCATTTTTACAGAATTTCACAATAAATAAGCTGTTTTTACCATTTACGTTTTTTAGCTTTGAATTTACTGCGTTTATCCTATCCCTTACTAAAGGTGCTGTACTTCTACATCTTACATCAAAACCATTATTTTTCAATATAGATAAATCAGTTAATCCACCCGCAGAAGTTTTTCTTTGTCTAGCTGAAGGGTCTGGATAAACAACTATCTGTTTATTTTTGTATCTGGTTTTAATCTCATCACACATTTCGTTAGTATTACTGCTATATATTTGTATCTCATCTATCACAATAATTCTATCATTTTCTATTATACAAACTACAGCACTCATAGGGTCTACGTTAAAATCTAAACCTATATGTAATACTGGACTATCCTTAGTATATTTTTCAATAATGTTTTTATCTCTACTAAAATTGTAATAAATCATTCCAGAATAATTAACAAATGTAGCTTCGTATTCCTGTTGAAATGTCCTTAAATCTAAATCTTGTTTAGCTTGTTCTATTTCGTCTTGTGTAACCTGTTCACCCTCTAGGGTTGTATATTGAAAACTTTGCCAATCTTTATTAGTTTCACCCATTTTATATAGATCATAAGACCAGTTTCCAAAACCTCTAGGCGTTCCACAAAATAACGCATGACCTTTAGTGTCTGACAATGTAGGTCTAAGAACTTCATACCAAGCGGTTTTATTTATGTCTTGAAATTCATCAAGAATTAGGAAGTGTAGCCCAACACCTCTAAGGCTACTTTCATTATCTGACCCCCTTAATGTTATCTGGGTATTATTTTTTAGTGTTAATGTTAAATCACTATGGTTTATGCTCTTTACCCATTTGTGGTAAATCATCTTTTCTTTTAATACACCCCAACAAATAGCTTTAGCTTGTCTATAACTAGGTGCAACATACCATATTTTTTTATTTGAAATACTTGCAAATTTAGCTATTTCATTAATTGCAACAAATGTTTTTCCAAACCTTCGCCCAGTAATTAAAACTCTAAATCTTGATTTATCTTGTATTACATTCTTTTGCGGGTTTGTTAATGGCATCTAATCAGCAGACCATACTAAAGGTTCATCTAATTCTGTTTGTTCTATCTTATCTTGTTGACCTAAAATATTCTTACCTAAGAATATCTGCATAGTAACATTGCCATTTTCTGCTGATTGCCATTGTAATTTTCTAAGTCTGATTTTTACGTTGGCTCTACCTTTTGTTAAATATTCGGAATAACTTTTTCTAATAAGGCTTTCATCACAACCATAAAAGTCGGCTATTTCTGTATTCGTACACCCATAAGATGCTAATTTTAAAACTTCTTTATCGCTTATATTATATTTTTTTGGTCTTGCCATTCCTATTTACCCCATAGTTAGGTAACTTTTTTTAACAGATTTAAAATATAAAATCTAATATTTAAAATAAAATACGTTGAGTAATAGCTTTGGTATTAATTATATAATTTTTATTTTCGCCTTTTGGGTATGGTTTTTTTTCAAATTTCAATTTTTTTAACATCTGTTTTTTTTCGGTTTTTGAACCTAGTAAATAAATATATCGGTGTTTAGGCAAAATTTCTTTTTTGGTTAGATTTAATTTTTTTTTGATTTCTTTTATATCTGCGACATATTCATAATCATTCATAATTTTATCATGTCTATCATCAAATTTTAATAATTCTTTAAGTTTGTTCCAATCATCTATTGAAGGAAAACTAAAACCAGAATCTAATCTAAACCAATGTGCAGATGTATCTTTGTAACCAAAAATTTCATCTAATTTTTTTGCGGTATAATTTCCTTTACTTAATTTTAGATATTTTGCTATTTCTATTTTATCAATATTTTTTTCATTTTTTCTTTTTTTTACTAATCCAACATTTAATTTATTATTTTCTTGATAATGACCTAAATTTCTAAAATGAAACTCATTGTTATTTTCATCAACTAACTGATGTGTGTTACTACTTGTTCCTGTATAAATAAAGTTAGTCGCTTGGTAAATATATCCATTATGGTTCATATTTGGGTCTGCGAATGTAACAATTATTTTTGGTTTTTTTAATAATTTTAAGGTTTGTGATATAAAATAAGAAGCATAGTTTTTATGATTATCTTCTAATACTACCCTATTTAACTCTAATGTTTTATGTTTATAATCTTCGCCACAAATACCTTTGCAAAGTTCTGGTGATGGTGGCAAACCATAAGTTATTACACCTTTTAAAATTTTATCTATATACAATCCAAAAGAATGAGAAATCATAGGTAATCTTTTAGCATAATGTATATTTAATAACCAACTAACACATTCTTCATATTTTATGGGTATTACTTTAAGCACATATTTTTTCCATAAGTTTTAATGACCTTTTTGATGGATTTTTTGTTAAAAAAGCACCCCTTCTGCCATATTTATAAGGTGGTATTTTTCCTACAGATGTATATTGTTCTGATGTAAGGTCTAAAATTTTACCTTCCATGTTTTGTAACCACCAATGTGTAATATTATTTTCGTCTTTACCATGATGTGGGAAAAAATCGTTATCAATATGCTTGTCTTTTAAATAATGATAAAGTGTTTCAGTAGCAACATAACAATGCCCAAAAAATGGATTGTTTTTATTTATTTCTCTATATTCTTTTTTTAGTAAATCGCTTGTTAAATTACTTTTAATTTTTTTCATAAATTCTAAATTTTCTTCTTTCATTGCTTTTTCCAATTTTTTTGTTGATTTAAGAGCCATAGAGAGGGGGTAAACAATGTCTATGGTATGATTACACCCCCTATTATTCTAAACTTTCTACAAACTTTGCGTTAGCATAATCATAGTTTTTATTCTTGGCGGTCATTCCAGATGGTTGAACTTCATCTTTTATTTGTCTATTAGATTTTACACTCAAATAATAATCCATGTAATCGTTCTTTTTTACTTTGCCTATTCTATCTTTTTCAGCAAGTTCATCTGATACATCAACAAATCTATCTGTTTCTTTGTATTTTGTTTTGTAGTTTCTTTCTTTTATTTCTCTAAATATTTCTT